TTTGTATCCGGTATAATGGAAGGAAGGGAATGGGTTTTTGTTAATGGTAAATGGACAGAACAAGATATTGAAGAAAGTCAAGCAGTAATTAATAAAGCTTCTCAGAGAGATCTAGAAGAAGCTAAATTTGCTGTTTTTAACGATTTTCTTAATAAACTGTCTAAAATATAATAGAAATCTGTATAAATATAAATAGTTTATTAGATTATATTAAAATTAAATAATCCTAAAAGGAGAGTAACATGGGAGTAGAATCCAAAATCAGAGAACTTCTAGAAGGCAAGTTACAAGACGACGCCGTAGAAGTGCTAGACGAACTGAAGGCACATCGTCCTTTAGATAAGGCTAGCAATGGAGATGCTACACCGCCTACACAAGGTAACTCTAATCCAAACCCAGAACAGCAAGACCTAAGTGGTACTAGCAACCCTGAAGGCGGATTAACTAGCCCAGTAGGTAAGGAAGCATCCGCTAAAGCTGGTAGTGCCCCTAGACCTTCTAACTCAGGCGCTGGTAAAGCACCTAATTACAACGACGGTGAGGCAACTCAAAGCGTTGTAGCTCAACCTAGCTCTAAAGGTAATGTACATCAAGAAGAAGTCGAAGAGACTGAAGAAGAAGTACTTGAAGAAACACCAGAAGTAGCAGAAGATGAAGTAGTATCCGAAGAAGAGGAAACTATGGAAGAGGTTGTTGCAGAGGAAGAAGAAGTCGAAGGCGAAGAAGTTGAATATGTTGATGGCGAAGAAGAAGAAGTTATTGCTGAGGAAGAAGAATCCGAAGTAGAACTTTCCGACGAAGAGTCAACTGAAGAAACTTTATTCGAAGAGGACATTGCTAACTTGTTTGCGGACGAGGAGCATCTTTCAGAAGAATTTAAGACACAAGCAGCTTCATTATTTGAAGCAGTGGTTGTCTCGCGTGTTAACGAACAAGTAAGTGCTATTGAGGACGAACTTGTGGAAGAAGCTAATAAAGCTTTTGAAGACGCGAAAGAAAAGCTTGTAGAAAACATCGACAAGTATCTGTCTTATGTGACAGAACAGTGGATGCAAGAAAACGAGCTTGCTGTAGACAACGGACTACGCAACGAAATTACTGAATCATTCATTAACGGAATGAAAACAGTATTCACAGAACATTATATTGATGTTCCTGAAGAAAAATTCGATGTGTTGGCTGGACAAGCAGCAGAAATTGATGAGTTAAAATCTAAGTTAAACGAAGAGATTAACAAGTCAGTTGCAATCAGCGAAGAAAGAGAACAACTACAAAAGGAAAAAGTTTTCCGTTCCGTGGTTGACGATCTAGCTGAAACTGAAGTCGAGAAGTTTGCAGGTTTAGTCGAAGGAATTAATTTCGACGGCGAAGACAAGTACACTTCTAAACTTAATGTTATCAAGGAAAATTACTTTCCTAAAGCGAAAGCTGATGATAGTGATAAGCTAGAAGATAGCGTTGATCAGGGAACTTTAACAGACAACACCGTGATGAGTAGATATGTACAAGGTATCTCTCAAGCAGCGAAGTTTGATAAGGTTAAATAATAATTTTTTATAAATAGTATAGTTATAAAACATAACAAACAAAGTAAAACAAGGAGAAACTGATGTATCTTTCAGAAGAACTACAGAAAAAGTGGAGCCCAGTTTTAGAGCATCCTGAACTCTCAGAGATTCAAGATCCTTATAAGAAAGCTGTAACCACAGTAGTACTCGAAAACCAAGAGAAGGCTCTTCGTGAAGAAAAAGAAGCTCTTTTCGAGGCTACACATGCTAACCAAACAGGCGCTGGCGTTGACAACTATGATCCGATTTTGATCTCGTTGGTAAGACGTGCTTTGCCTAACCTTATGGCTTACGATGTTTGTGGAGTACAACCAATGTCTGGACCAACTGGTCTAATCTTTGCAATGAAATCTCATTACAGTTCACAAACTGGAACTGAGGCTTTATTTAACGAAGCAGACACTGATTTCTCAGGTGCAGGAACACATGCTGGCGGAAACCCAGTAGACGGTTCTTACACTACAGGAAATGGCGTATCTACAAGCACTGCAGAAGGATTTGGAGACTCAACTACACTAAATGAAATGGCTTTCTCAATCGAGAAAACAACTGTTACTGCTAAGTCCAGAGCATTAAAAGCTCAGTACACAGTAGAACTAGCACAAGACTTGAAAGCTGTTCATGGTTTAGATGCAGAATCCGAACTTTCTAATATCCTTTCACAAGAAATACTTGCTGAAATTAACAGGGAAGTCATTAGAACTATTTACAAAGTAGCAAAAACAGGCTCAGCCTCAACTGCTACAGCTGGAACATTCGACTTGGATGTTGACAGTAATGGTAGATGGTCCGTAGAAAGATTTAAAGGTCTTTTATTCAATATCGAGCGTGACGCTAATGTAATCGCACAAGACACAAGGCGTGGTAAAGGTAACTTCATCATCTGTTCATCAGATGTTGCTAGTGCTTTATCAATGTCAGGCGTTTTAGATTACGCACCAGCTTTATCAACTAATCTTAATGTTGATGACACAGGTAACACATTCGCTGGTGTACTTAACGGTAGATATAAAGTATATATTGACCCATATTCTGCAAACACAGGAGCTGCTAGCCAGTTCTATGTTGTAGGTTATAAAGGCACAAGCCCTTATGACGCAGGTCTTTTCTACTGTCCTTATGTCCCACTACAAATGGTTAGGGCTATTGACCCA